ACAAAATGCTTTGCGCCCGCCAAACCAAGAATGGCCAGCTTGGTATGACATGCCTAAATTTATCTGGAATTCTTACACAGATCCGCAAACACGCCTTGGGCCGTTTATGCAGGGCGCTTATTATGACTATATGCCGGAGGGGGTTCGGCTAAGAAATGAGTATGTTTATAGCGGAAATGATGATGTATCTCGAGACGTGAATGTGTTATTGCCGTATTAAGGAGCCAAGATGAGAGAGCCACTTGTAAAACTCCCCGGTAAAGGGGCACATGCGCATAAAATGGTTGCGGAAACTGCCAAGAAAATGGCAGAGGAGGTTTACGAAAGCTGGGCCTCACGAAGCAACGAATTTTACGAAGAGCATCGGGATCTTAAAGCCTACGTGTCGTCTTGCTGGCCACTTTATCTTGATGCCGCAAGAGCCACACTTGCACAATTATTAACTACAAATATGGATGATGTGTTAAAAGATGAGATACATGATGCTTTAATCAAGGATGCGACGTTACGTCGAGGGCGTGAGGGCGTCTTACAAATGAAGAAAGGTAAAGGAGCCTAACATGAAAACATTTTACAACACCATAAACCGTCAGGCCGAAGGCGAGGCGGGGGCGGCACCTATCGAGGCCCCGGTAGCTGCTCCAGTTGAAGCGCCCGTTGAGGCCCCAGTTGCCGAGGCCCCGCAAGAGGCTCCTGTCACACTTGAAACTGAAAACAAGCCGCCGCAGGGACTTTTAGACCGCATTGGGCAGTTGACCCGCCAAAAGCGTGAGCTTGAAGAACGTCTTGCGTCGATGGAGACTCCGCAATATGCGCCGCAGCAATATGACACACCTTCCGGGGCGATTGACCCGAAAGCAGTCCAGATGGAAATTTACCGTCAGGCTCAAGAACTGGCGAAGCAAAATGAATGGAAGTCTACAACTGATAAAATCTGGAATGAGGGGCTTGCGAAGTATGGCGATTGGGCTCCACAGCTTAACAATATGGCTCAAATCCTTGGTGGCATTCCGACTTCGCTTACAGAAGCCGCGATTGAAACCGGAAACCCACACGAAGTCCTCTACCATCTGGCTAAAAATCCTGACGAAGCTGCCCGAATTGCACTCCTGCCAACCGCCAGACAGGCTGTGGCAGTTGCTAAGCTCGCATCAGCAGTCACGGCACCCAAAAGAGTAACATCGGCTCCACCCCCGATTTCTCCGAAGGTTCAAGGGATTGGAAGTGCCCCGGCAACACTTGACGACCCGAACATTTCAATGGAAGAATGGGTAAGACTTCGCAATGAGCAAGCTATAGCTCGTCGCAAAAGGTAGGCGAGGACACCTTAAACGTCCTCCCCTTGCTGATCGCAGGGTAAGCGATCTGGGTTGCCTGTCAAGAGACGGTCGCAGGCTCCGTCAGATGAACAAAGGACTCCCTTTGTATTTTGACAATACCACTGCGCCGTGAGCGCGTAACCCAGAGGACTTAGAGATGTCAAATACAATTTTAACAATCAACATGATTACCCGTGAGGCCGTGCGCCTCTGGGTAAACACCAACTCTTTCCTGCAGCACATCGATACGCAGTATGACGATCAGTTTGCTGTGACCGGCGCGAAAATCGGTCAGAGCCTGCGCATCCGTCTGCCTAACGATTACACGGTCCGAACCGGCCCTGTAGCGCAGATCCAAGATACGGCGGAAACCAGCACCACGCTGACCCTCGCCACCCAAAAAGGCGTTGACGTTTCGTTTAACAGCGTTGAACGCACGATGAGCTTGGACGACTATTCCAAGCGAATTCTTGCGCCAGCTGTAAACAACCTCGTCGGCGCTGTCGCTGCAGACGTGATGTCTGGTGTTGAAGGCGGCGTTTCCAACCTTGTTGGTAACTTTGACGCTGCTGGCAACTTGCTCCGTCCGACGCTGGAAACATTCTTGAATGCGAAAGCACTCTTGAGCTTACGTTCGGCTCCTACCGACTCCCGTAAGTTCATCCTTGATCCTGTCACCATGGCTCGCACGGTCCAGAACCTTTCTGGCCTGTTGAACCCAGCGACAGAGATTTCTGAGCAGTATCGCAAGGGTGAAGTTTATAACGCGATTGGCTTCGACTGGTTCGAAGACCAGACGGTTATCAAACACACGACTGGTGCATACACTGGCACGTTGACGGTTTCTGGTGCAAACCAGACCGGCACGACGATCACGACAAACGCTCTTGGTGGCCCGCTTGCACAAGGCGACATCATCACGTTTGCTGGCGTGAACGCAGTCAACCGTATCACCAAAGTGTCAATCGGTCAGTTGCAGCAGTTCGTTGTAACGGCGGCAGCTGCCACGGGTGCAACGTCAATCAGCATCTACCCAGCGATTGTTCCACCACAAGGCGGTTCAAACGTGCAGTATCAGACAGTTGATAGCAGCCCTGCAAACGGCGCAGCGATCATCCCACTGACGCTTGCTTCCAGCGTTTACCGCAAGAACCTTGCATTCATTCCAGATGCAGTCACGATGGCAACAGCCGATCTTGAACTGCCAAAGAACATGCAGGAAACGGCAAGAGAACGTATGGACGGGGTTTCGATGCGTATGGTGACAGGTTTTGACATTAAGTCAGACCAGTTCATCACCCGTCTGGACGTGCTTTACGGTTACGTTTGGGTTCGTCCTGAGTGGGCCGTTGTTGTCGCAGACATCATCTAATCACTAAAAGGGGGGCATTGTGCCCCCCTATTTCCCGTAAGGAGCAAGTAAATGGCTAAAGTTCGGCAATATCTTGGTGTATATGAAAGTATGGATTTTCCAGAATATAAATTTCAAGAATATCCGAAGGTTGTCGGGTATAAGGATGAGAAGAAAGAATTCCCAATTGTTGTTGGGGATGCGAAAGAAGAAGTGGAATTTATCACCACTGGTGAGCCTGGGTCATTCAAGACCCGCGAAGATGAATTGCAGGCTGAGTTGGATCGTAAGAAAGTAGAACTTGAACTTGCCCGGACGCAGCTTGCTGAAATAAAGGCACAGAAAGAACTGGCGGAAACTGCAAAGCCTAAACCTTCTTCTGGGAATTCTGTGCCCTCTAACAAACCAGCCCTTAACGTCAAGGACATCTAAATGACCACGGCGCTCGACATTATCACGTTAGCTTACAAAGACGCTGGTGTGTTGGGCGTTGGTCAGACCCTTTTGTCTGAAGACGTAAATGACGCGCTTATTCGTTTAAATATGATGATCGCCCAGTGGCGTGTTAAACGCTGGATGATCTGGCATTTGATTGACAAAAGCGTGGTGTCAACGGGCGCGATTAAATACAGTGTCGGCCCGGGCGGGGATATTGATGTTCCCGTCCGGCCTGACAAACTGGAAAGCGCTTATTTTCGAATGCTGCCGAATGCGAACGGCACACAAGCGGTAGATTATCCGCTGCAATTGCTTTTCTCCCGTGAGGATTATGCGCGAATTACGCTCAAACAATTGGTGTCGTTTTCTCAGTGCATTTTCTACGACTCCGATTGGCCGATGGGTTATATTTATCCTTGGCCTCTCCCGCAAGCAAATCTCTACGAAGTTCATATACTTCTCAAAGAAACACTGGCAGAATTTACAGACCTGACAACGGTTTTCAATTTCCCTCCCGAATACCTCGCGGCCTTACACTACAATCTTGTAGTTCGAACTCGCGCTGCGTATAGGCTTCCGCCAGATCCAACTTATGAAGGTTTGGCGAAAGACTCGATGGAGACAGTGCGCTCCGCAAACGCACAAATTCCTTCTCTTGTGATGCCGGATAATCTGGTCCGTCCGAGTGTCTACAACATTTACAGCGACCAAACGAGGTAAATCAAATGGCTATACCTGATCGTCTCCCAAACGGTTATGCGCTTCAAGATGGATCAATTCTTGAAGGCTTGCTTGCTACTCCACAGTGGCAGACAAACTACGGCATTACCGCGCTCGGCACGACCCGTGCATCAACAACTCCAGTTCTTTCCCTTGGTTCTAATGTTGTGGCGGTTTCGACCGGCTCTAACTATGGTGTGGTTTTGCCATCTGCTGTGGCTGGTAGCGTTGTGTATTTTTACAATGCTGATGCTGCCGATGCTGTGACCGTGTTTGGCAATGCGTCCGACACGATCAATGGCACGGCTGGTGCAACGGGCGTTTCGTATGCTGCAGGAAAACGTGTGCTTTTCATTGCTGTTACGAATAATGTTTGGATTGCTAACGTAATGTCTGCTACGTAA